TTACAAGCGGGATATACAACTAAAGACCCGAATAGAAAACCTTTTGAAATAGCATCTAGATTAACAAACCCAGAAATTAACCCCCATATTTGTAGATACTTAGAAAAAAGATTATCGCAGGAATTAAACAAATACGAAAAAGACAAGTTAAAATCATTTAAAGTTTTTGAACGCTTAAGAAATAAAGCAGAAGAAAAAAATCAATTAGCCTCCGCAATTAATGCAGAATTTAGAGCGGGGCAGATGGCGGGTTTTTTTGTAGATAAAAAAGAAATTAATCATATCGGACTTGAGGGAATGAATAGAGAGCAATTAGAAAAAAGATTGTCGGAATTAGAAAAAAATATAAATGAAAATAAACAAATCATCGACATCACAGCAGAAACAATTATTGAAAAATAGTGATTGGAAAACCTTTATTAATCAATTTAATAAAGTACATAACAATCATATCAATTCAAGCGTGGGTAATGTAGAAATAAAAACATATGATAAAAAGAAAATTAATAAATAAAAAAGCAAAAAAAGAAATAGAAAAATATCCATTAGTAGAAATTAAATGGTATGATATTACTAGCGATAGTGCTTGGCAGTCTATAGATGATTTATTAACGTTAAAACTACCAATATGTACTACAAAGGGGCATCTATTAAGCGATAATAAAGGCGTTGTAAGGGTATTTGGTGACTACGCCCTTAAAGATGAAAAAACGGGCGTAATTGATGAAATTGCAAATACTACGTTAATACCTAAATCGGTTATAATAGATATTAAAAAGATTTAATAACTATAAAATCTGGTCTTTTTTTATCTATTAAATAACCTTCAATAGACCAATTTAATTTAATATATTTTTTAAATAATTTTAAACCTTTAATTGTTTTTATATTTATAGTTTTAATCATTTTAGTTTTTTATTTTTATTATCTTTATAATAATTAATTAAATGCTCTATTGTTTTTGCATAACTTAATTTTACGTCATAAATGTTATTTGATAAATCAGTTAATTCATCGTAAACTTTTTTATGTACGCTAATGGGCTTATAATTTGTAAATTCATAAACCGTCTTTACTTGTCTATTGCTCATTTTTTTTCCTTTTTTGTTATTGTTTACTTTACCCACTTATCAATACTGTATTTATTAGCATCGATGCGGGTAGCCTTATAATTTTTATCAAAATTACTATTCTTAGTAAAATAAATAATCTTAATAAAATTCTTTAATACCACTATCAATAAAACTATAAAAATAGTTGTTATAATTATATTGTAAATCATTTTGATTTTTTAAAAAAACCTTTTTTATGCAATAGATCACAACAGTCGCAAATATACCAATATATCCAAGCGTGTTTACCATTCCACCATGATTTTATTGACCCTATTTTTTGTTTTTCTAAAAACTCTTTTTGTGCTTTAAAATAAACTCCTTCTTCAAATTGACTTTGATAATCTATTTTTTTAGCTTTTATTTTATTTTTAACAATGTATTTTTTAATAAATTGTTTTATTTTATTTTCCATTTTTTATATCCTCTATTGTTAGTTTACATTTACTACAAAGCCCGTATTATCGGTTTTTGCATTGCCCTTAGTTGATAAACCTACAATTACGCCTTTAGGCTCTAAAAACCTTAAGTCGCTTATATCGCCGTCAATTACATCACGACCTAAATAAGTTTTTGGTAGGTTACCATTAAAAACAACCGCTATATTAAAAGCCGTTGTTAATAATTCTTTTATGTCACTGTCATTTGATTCCGACTTGCTAAATGTTAAATGATAATTACTAGGCAATTTAACACTTAATCTATTTTTGATTTTTGTATAATCATAAAATATAACATCTGGGTTTAATTCCATAATATTTTTACCGTCTTTAATGGGGTATCGCTCCCATAATAAATCGCTCGTGCCGTTTAAACGTACGGCGGGTTTTAAACCTTTTTTAATAGCCCTTTTTTTAAAGTTTTTAATTTCATTATCTAATTGTAATAAAAATTTTTGGCGGTCTCTTAAAAAGTAATAAGTTTTATTTAAACGGCTTTTTTGTGTAAATTCAAATCGACCTCGACCGCTTGTATTTAAACACGCCCTTGCACAACCTACCGACGCTTTAGGGCATATATTAACCCCGCTTAATTTGTGCGGGGCTAAATGTAAGATTGCGGTTAAATAACCTAATTCAATACTCTTAAGCATTTTTGTGTTATTAATGCCTAATAGCTTTTTTTGCGGTTTATATTCCATATTAAGCAACCGCCTTTAATTCAACTTTTTTTATTTTTTTTAATAAGTAATCAGTTGCTTTATAAGCACGTGCTAAAGATGAAGTTAAAAATTTAACGTCATTTTTTAACGCTGATATCCAACTTTTAATATATAAAGCGTGGTCAACTCTAATTGTTTTTTCTAAGTTAAATTGCTGACATAACATTATAGACCCGCATTCAGCAATTAACTCCTCGAATGCATAAGATTGCTGGGCATTATCTTTAAATTTTTTGTCATTATCTTTAAAGCGGTCTAAACGTTGGTTATGCCCAGTTGAGTGTATTAATTCGTGAAATAACACGGAATAATAGTTATTTGTTTCATCCGCATATGACGTTTTAACAAAATTCTCTTTATTAGTCATATGTATATAATCGGTAGTTTTTGCATAATAACAACGCCCGTCATTACTATGTTTAATTTCAACCGCCGTATCATTAACAAAATTATCTATTTCTTGAATAGATACAACTTTATTAACATTGTCGGTATTATTAAATTTTAACGTACATTCCGACAAATCAACTTGAGCAATATTAAAAACTGGCGTTGCTTTTAAAAAAGGTATTGTTTCATCTTTTTTTGTTTTTTCATTCTCTTTAGTAAATGAGCCATAATATAAAACTTTAGCTTTATGACTTTCGCCAGTTAAAATTTTACCGCCTATTTTTTTCCAATCTAAAAAAGATGCCCAGATATTTTGAGCATAATTATTACTGTTAGCAACCCAGTTTAAATTAAAAAAATTTGTGCTGTTATAATGTTTACCAGTCACGGCATTAGTAGGCATATTTTTATTTATAAAAGATTGATGCCATTTATTAGAGTTATTCTCTAATTGCTCAACTAAGTTGTCACGAATAGTTGTTAAATAGTCTTTAGCTGATATTTTGTTTAAACCATTAGTCATTTTTTTACCTTTGTTAGTTGTTTAATATCCTCTTAACTAATTTAATTTGATACAAAATAAAACAAAAAAATGCAAAATGTTATAAGAAATAAGATAGTAAAAACAATGACATATTGACCCCTTAGTTATTCAATTGTAAGTTGCATTTGATGAATAAAACAACTGAAAGTGACATCTATAAACTAATTAAAAAAGCCGTTGTTAATCTTAAGTTAAATTGTCATTTAACTAGAATCGAATCGGGTTTAACCTTAAGCGGTATACCAGATTTATATATAGTTTATAACTCTAAATTGATTAATAAAACAGTTAACAAGCCCGTTGCATTTTGGCTAGAATTAAAAGCAAATAATCTAAAAAATTGTAATGTATCTAAGTATCAATTTAACTGGATATTAAAACATAATAGAATAGGCGGGGTTGCTTATATCCTTAATAAGCCCCTCGAGCATCGAGTGTTAAAACTCTATAGGGTTGACCCGTGTAGCGTGGTCACTGAAGTATTATCAACTGAGTACAGCATCACGGGCATTGCTAACGTACTTGAGTACATCGCCAAAAAACATTGTATTGCTTAATAATTTTCCGATAATCTTTATTTATCACCTATGATATATTGTTATATAATCTAGTAAGATTGAGCCTAGAGCCGTGCCACTTGAGCCGTTGAGGCTCATAGCCAAAGCCCAATACAACTTACAATTGTACAACTATTACGGGAAAATTTAAAAAAAAGAGTGTCTTTTCAAGAGCATCTTGTGCAGGACTTATACATACAGTACAGTCCATTTCATTATGGAACCTAACATTTCTAATGTTGACCTATTAACTACAGATCAATTACGAGAGAAAGTTGAGCGTGCATGGATCCAACACATTAAGCTGTGCCAGGATAATTTTTTATATTTTGTTAAAGAGATGTGGCCTGACTTCATATTTCGTAAAGAAACTGACAGGACCCGTTGGGGTCACCATCAGATAATTGCTAATGAGTTTACTAAGATAGCAAGTGAGAAGAAAGGGAGACTCATTATTAACATGCCGCCTAGGCATACTAAATCTGAGTTCGCTTCTATTTACTTTCCTGCTTGGATTATTGGTAAGTATCCTAAAATGAAATTAATGCAGGTATCTCACAATGCTGAGTTATCTGGAAGATTTGGTAGTAAGGTTCGTAACTTAATTGATTCACCACAGTACAAACAAATATTTGGTGACGTGAGGCTCAGAGAAGATTCTAAAGCAAAAGGACGTTGGGAAACAAATCACGGCGGTGAGTATTATGCTGCGGGTGTTGGTGGTTCCATCACGGGCCGTGGTGCGGATTTATTAATTATTGATGACCCCCATACTGAGCAAGACTCATTGTCTAATACTGCTATGGAGAGATCGTACGAGTGGTATTTATCAGGACCCAGACAACGACTACAGCCAGGTGGTTCCATATTATTAGTTATGACTAGGTGGGCTGAAGATGATCTTACGGGTAGACTGATCAAGGCTCAGTCTGAACCTAAAGCAGACAAATGGAAATTAATTTCATTTCCAGCAATTTTAGATTCAGGGGCTCCTGTTTGGCCAGAGTATTGGAACCTAGAAGAATTAGAAAAAGTAAAAGCTTCGTTAAGTATTAGGAACTGGTCTGCTCAATACATGCAGAACCCTAC